GTTTAATGCATAAGAGATCCCAATGTTTTTCAAACATTGTGTGTGAATCAATTTGTAAAAAATATTCTTGCCCATCATACGATTCCATAGCCTTTGCTCTTGCAAAACCAGCACCTCTAGCATACTTAGGATGCATCTTTTGTAGAGAAAGTCTAGGTACCCAAGATAAATCTGGTTCAAACTTTTCAAACTCTTGAAGAACTACAGAGAAGTATAGTTCTTCTGGATGTGCGGCATTATCAATAGCAGATTTAATAGTTCTAACTAATTCTGGATCTCTATAACTTGCTATTGATATAAATATGCTCACTACTTATAAATTTTCTTTGCTCTTTTTGAAGCATAATAGCCATAAAGTTTAGTAAATAGTTTTTCTGACTCAAAGTATGCTTTGTTTCTACCAGGATTAGTAAACTCTGATTCCCATGCATCTCGTCTAAATGGAATCATTTGTACCATAGGAGTACCTTTTTCAATAGTACCGCTAAATCCTTCTTTAATAAAGAATGGACAATTAATTGATGTTGTTAAAATATCTGTATCAACAACGCCAGGAATTACACGTATTGGTAAATTTTGATATCCAACTGGATGTATGAATAATGTTGACCAGCCAGGGGGAGTTATGATATTCCATCCATGATAATATTTAAAAGCGGATGGGCTATAACCATCTGGAACTTGAAAACTACTTAACTGATCAGCAGACCATACACTTAATACTTCCTCATCTGTGGTCCACTGAACATATGGAATATTATTTTGTTGTGTAACATATAGGTCAGACCATAATGGAAGAATGTATCCAGCAGTTAACATATCTATTGTAGGAGCACACTGCTTTACTGTAATACTTGCTTTTGGATCAAACTTTAACATGTTTTGGTCATTTGCATACTTTGGAATGTCTTTCCACCAATCAGGAACCATCTTGGCTGCTGGCACTGGTCTTTCTCTGACCTCATATACATGCTCAGTTTGCGCTTCAAATGTTATGATATTATTTTTCATTATCTTCCTTTACATGTGTAACCCAATAGTATTTACACGTTGAGCAGCATGGAACATTATATGGACTAAATGTTGCTGGCTGAAACTGTGCATAATATAGTGGATCCTTATTAAATAAATTTGCTTTATGAGTAGTTACAACACGCATCATTGTATGCTCATTAGTTAACCAGTCTGGCATTCCTGATCCCCAAGAATCTCCCACTTTAGTAAAAAGTGCTTGTATATTTGCTTCGTTTTTATCTGTCTTGATACCTCTAAGTCTAGCCTCATGTATCATTGCTTTAATGTAAATATGCAAAGTTTTCTCAAAACCACGCCACATTTTTACGGCTGGATGATTACGCCATCCACCAGTAGGAGATTGACCCGATAAAACATTGAGTATTTGATAGCCTTCTAAAATCTGTTTATTAAGACGCTTAGAGTCTAACATTTGAGCACAGGTAATAAAATTACTAGACGGTAAAAAAGTTTGCATGATTCTAATATACCATTACTGCTTGGATTTGTCAATAGGAAATGTAGTTGTACATACAATGCATACTTTATAACTTAATCCTGTAAAAGGGCAAGATCCAGCATCTGCTAAATTATGACCCTTTATTTTACATTTAAAATAATTTATAAAATGTTTAATCATTTAATTACCTCTCTAGTAACTAGCACAATTGCCCCTTCCATTTCTAAAGCCTTCTTTACCATTGATACATACTTGACTGCATCTAACTTTTCATCATGAGTCATTCGTATAAATGATCTCTCATCTAATTTTATCGTAATGAATGTCTCATTGTCAATAAGACTTACCCCAAAGTTTTTAGGAGCGGGTATAGAATGAAATGCCATACGCATTTTATCTGTATACATTATTGCTCCATTGTTAGTGCTTGCCAGGTATAAGACCAATCTTTTTTAGTCTTATGATTATTAAATTCTTTAGAGATTTCTCCGCCCTCTAAATATATTCCACCCCAAATTCCCCACTCTTTGCCAGATACGCCTACTGCAAAACATTTATTAGCAACTGGACATGTTCTACAAAGAGAGTCTACAAATTCTCTTGTTTCAGTTTGTTCTTCGTAAATATCAAAGAATACATTAGTATCGGATCCTAGACAAAGAGCATCGTCTTTCCACAGATGCTGTTTCATATCTATCCCCTATACTTATTTGGAATATCCCATCCATTGCGGTTAACTGGATAAATGCGCTGAAGGTACCAGACTCCATTTACTCTAACCCCATTGACGGCAGTACGTGCAGCATCTGATCTTTTACGATCTGCTACATCCCAACCAATCCAAGAAAGATTATTGTTACGAGCAACAATCTTTT